GCCGCAGAGACGCCGCCGCAGTCCCAACCACGATTCGGGAAACGCGATTCATGACCGCCCCCACGCCCATCGAGAAGCGCCGGCTCACCGGAAACCCCGGAAAACGGGCGATTCCCGAGCCGGTTGCCGTGATCGAGGGCGCAATCGACCGAATCCCCGACGCACCCGAGCATCTCGGCGCCGAAGGCCGCGCCCGCTGGGACGAGGTGTGGTCCGTCGCGGACAAGTGGCTCATTCCCCAGCTCGACATGGGACTCCTGGTCCGCTACTGCGAGGGGTTCGACGAGCGCGCCTACTGGAAGGCGCAACTCAGGAAAGGTCGGATGACGACGGGCTCCGTGGGCCAGCCCCGTGTGCATCCCGGCTCGGTGGAGCTTGCCAAACTTGACGAACGCCTCACGCGCTGGGAGTCGGAGCTCGGGTTCACGCCGGTCGGCCGCGCCCGCCTCCACGTCGAGAAGCGCCCCAAGCAGCAGCAGCGCGCCATCGACAAGTACGTCACCCGCGCGGGTTGACTGCGGATACCGGGCCTGCGGGTTCATCCAGGACCTGTGCCCGAACACGATCGGGCGTGACGCGGGCAGGCTGATCGTCCTTCGGCCGTGGCAGCACGACATCCTCCACGGGATGTTCGACCGCGACGGGCGGCCGGCACACCGGTACGCCTACGTCGGGCTGCCGCGGAAGAACGGCAAGTCGACGCTCGGCGCGGCGCTCGCGCTGTACGCGCTCGTGGCGATGGGCGAACCCGGCGCGCAGGTGTACTCCTGCGCCGGCGACCGCAAGCAGGCGTCGATCGTCTTCGACGAGGCGAAGCGCATGGTCCTCATGTCGGACCTGCGCGAGGTCGTCCGCGTCCAGCGGTGGCACCTCGAGGGGCCGGACAACTCGGTCTATCGCGTCCTGTCCGCCGACGCCGAGCTCCAGCAGGGCCTGAACCCGTCGTTCGTCATCTTCGACGAGGTCCACGTCCAGCCGAACCGCGACCTGTGGGACGCGATGGTCCTCGGCATGGGCGCCCGCGAGCGGCCGATGATCGTTGGGATTACGACCGCGGGCTACGACCGGACCTCGCTCGCCTGGGACCTGTACGAGCGCGGGCAGCGCGGCGAACTGTTCTTCTGGTGGCGCGAGCCCGCGCACGCCAGCGCCGACTGGCTCGATCCGGCGGTGTGGGCAGAGGCCAACCCGGCCCTCGGGGACTTCCTCCACGAGACGGCGCTCCGCGAGGATGCCCGGATCACGCCGGAGTCCGCGTTCCGCCGCTACCACCTGAACCAGTGGACGACGACGCACTCCGCGTGGCTCCCCCACGGCGCGTGGGAGGGGATCGCGGATCCGGCGCGCACCTTCGACCCGGCCCAGCCCTTCGCCGCGTTCCTCGACGGCTCGTGGGCGAACGACTCGACGGGACTGGTGGCGGCCACCATCGCCGACCCGCACCTGTCCGTGCTGGGCCACTGGACGCCCGACGAAGGGCTCGGGCACATCGACATGGCCGCGGTCGAGCGGCGGGTGCGCGAGGTCCTCGCCATGCCCGGCTGCCGCGTCCTCGCCTTCGACCCCGCGTTCGTCGCGGACCTGTTCAGCCGCCTCGAGGCCGAGTACCCCGAGGGGCGCATCGTGGCATGGCCGACCAACGCGCTCGCGCGCATGGTCCCCGCCTGCCAGGACTTCTACACCTCGGTCATGGACCGCTCCGTGACCCACGACGGCGACCCGAGGCTCGCACAGCACATCGGGAACGCCGTCCTCAAGGAAGACCGACACGGCCCGCGCATCGTCAAAGAGGCGAAGGGCTCTCCCCGCAAGATCGACCTTGCCGTGTGCGCGGTGGGCGCGCTGGCGGAGGCCCGCCGACTCGCGTCCGTGCCGGTGGTGGTGCCCCGCTTCATCTCCTTCGACGACGACTAGGAGCCCACCTTGGCCGGCTTCCTCGACGCCCTGCGGGCGTTCTTCACCCCTGCCCCGGCGTTCGCCCCCGGTCCCGACGACGTGCCCTACGGGCGCGTGTGGATGACCGCCGACGCGGACCGCTCGCTCTCGTTCTCGCAGCTGTTCGCCGCGGGCTACGACCCCGAGGACGCGAACACCGCCGCGGGCGAGCAGATCGACGCGGTGAGCGCGATGCAGTCGATCGCGTTCCAGGCGGGCGTGCGGCTCCTCGTCAACGACATCGGCTCCCTGCCGGTCGACGCCTACCGCTCCGAGCCGAACGGCAAGCGCGAGTTGCGGAAGCCCGACATCGTCGCGGCACCGAACCCGGCCGACCCGAACCTGACGTGGGAGGACCACGTCAAGCAGGTCGTCTACTCGATCCTCACCCGCGGCGAGTCGATCACCGTCTGCGAGCCGAACGTCCTCCGGCCCGAGGCGATCCACGCCATCGACATCGCCGACGTCGTCGACATCCGGCGCGACGGCCGCAGCCGCGTGTACGAGATCCGGGGCTGGGGCACGCTCACCCCGCTCGAGGTCGTCCACATCCCGTGGATGCTCCCGCCCGGCGGGCTGCGGGGGCTCGACCCCATCTCGGCGGGCCGCGAGGGGCTGGGCATCGCGCTCGCGTCGGACAAGTTCGTCGGGCGCTACTTCGGCGAGGGCGCGGTCCTCTCGGGCGTGATCGAGTTCCCGCCCGGCGTCGACCCGTCCCCCGAACAGGTCAAGGCGATCAAGGCCGACTTCAAGCGCAAGCACGGCGGGGCGCGGAAGTCGCACGCCGTCGGCGCCCTCACGGGCGGCGCGACGTACAAGCCGTTCGACTACAACAACCGCGACGCCCAGCTCCTCGAGCTGCGCGAGATGGTCGTCGAGGACATCGCGCGGCTGCTCGGCATCCCGCCCCACATGCTCGGCTCGCAGAAGCCCGGCGCGGTCGGGTACGCCTCGGTCGAGCAGCGGTCGATCGACTACGTCACCCACGCCGTCCTGCCGATCGTGCGGCGGATCGAGACGGGCTACTCGCGGATGCTCCGCGGCCAGCAGACGTACCTGAAGTTCAACGTGCGGGGCCTGCTCCGCGGTGACGAACAGGCCCGCGCGCAGTTCTACGACCGGCTGCTCCAGAACAAGGTCATGCGGCGCGACGAGGTCCGCGCCCTCGAGGACCTGCCGTTCGATCCCGAGTCGGTCGGGTACCTGGAGACGCCCAACAACAACGCGCCCGATGGTCGGACCCCCGATCAGATGGCCGCTCGTGAGGCCGCTGAGGTCATCCAGAAGATCTATCTCGGCGTCGTGAACGACGTCCTCAGCGCGGACAAAGCTCGGCGGATTGTGAACCGCGTCGGCGCAGACCTGACAGGCGCGGCCCCGCAACCCAGCATCAAGCAAGCGCGAGGAGCCTGACCCGTGCCCACGCTCAAGACCACTAGCCTCGAGCCGGGCGCGGCGGGGGCGTTCGTCCTCTCCTCCGGGCAGACCGGCAACGCCGACTCGACGAACATCGCCGACCGGGGCGTCGGGCAGATCGGCAAGCCCGGCGCGATCGTCCTGACCTCCACCGTCGGCGCGACGCCCACGGCGAAGGTCGACATCGTCGGCTCGGTCGACGGGACCAACTGGTTCAACGTCGCCTACGCCCTCGTCGCCACGCCCGAGACCGCGACCGTCGCGCAGCTCACCGTCACCACCGCCGTCACGACGACCTACCTCCTGCGCCCGTCGCAGCCGTGGCGGTGGCTGAAGCTCGTCTACTCGTCCAACACCAACGTGACCTTCACGGCCACGGCCTACGTCTGAGGAGCCCCCGATGTCGTTCCGCGCATCGCCGCCGGTGCTGGCGGAATACGCCTTCCGGTCCGCCCCCGACGGGAGCCCCGTGTTCGAGGGCTACGCGGCGGTGTTCAACCGCCCGTCCCGCCCGATCACCGACCAGTTCGGCGTCGGGTACGTCGAGACCATCCGGCCCGGCGCGTTCGACCGGACGCTCGCCATGCCGTCGCGCAAGACGTTCGTCGTGGACCACGACGAGAAGCTGCTCCTGTCGACGACCAACGGCGGCCTCCGGCTCGCGCAGGACTCGCAGGGCCTCCACGTCGAGTCGACGTGGCCGAACACCGACTACGCCCACAACGTCCGCGCGCTCCACGACTCGGGCGAGAAGCTCGCCATGAGCTTCACGTCCCGCTGGACCGCCGACGGGCACCGCTGGTCCGCGGACCGCTTGCAGCACGAGGTGTCGCAGGCGATCCTGCGCCACGTCGCCGTGCTCGCCTGGCAGGAGCCCGCGTTCCCCGACACCCTCGCCTCGTTCCGGTCGCTCGCCGAGCGCACGAACGCGGCGGCCGAGGACATCGAAGACCTCGTCGAGGGCCTCCGGGCCGGCGTCGACCTCAACGATGCCCAGAAGCACCTGCTCACCCGACTGGCCGCGGCGGTGGCGCCCGAGGCCGGTGAGACGGCTCCGATCCCGGAGCCGCCGGCGGAGACGCCGCCCGAACAGACCGTCGCCTACTGGCGCGAGAAGTTCGACGCGATCCTCCAGCCGTAGTCGATCCACCCGGAAGCCCGGGGCGCGGCCCGGAGTCGGCGGCCACCGACCACCACCCGTCGCAACCACCTGAAGGGTCCCCAACCAAGCCCTGAGCCCGCCGCGAGGCGGGTTCTTCGCCGTGGAGACCACCACCCATGTCCGAGTACGCCAACCGGCTGTACGAGGAGTACCGGAAGGCCGCAGAGGCCGGCCGGGCCATCCTCAACGACGCGGGCGCGCGTGACCTGACCCCCGAGGAGTCGGAGCAGGTCGACCGCGCCTTCAACGAGGTCTCGCGCCTCAAGGCCGACATCGAGCGCGTGCAGAAGTTCGAGGAGCTGTCGGCGGCTGCCGACTCCGTCCGCGCGGCTGCTGCCCCGCTCGTGTCCGATGCGCGCGAGCAGCGCCGCGATCCGTCCGACCTCGAGATGCTCCGCAAGGGCTTCGAGGCCGTCCGCTCCGGCGCCGGCTACTCGTTCGACTCGTTCCTGACCGCCAACGCCTTCGATCCGGGGTACGCCGAGCGCGCCCTCGGGGGCAACGTCGGCACCGCGTTCAACAACGCCTTCGCCGACTTCGTGGTCGTGTACGAGCGCACGAACACCCCGATGCTCGACCCGGGCATCGTCACCGTCCTCCCCCGGTCGTCGGGCGAGCCGCTGATCATCCCGCGCGTCACCGCTGACCCCGCCCACGGCGGCACGGTCACGGCCGAGGCGGGTGGCGTCAACGAGCTCGACATGACGCTCTCGCAGGTCACGATCACGCCGTACAAGTACGGGATCACGAACCTGTGGAGCGCCGAGCTCGACCAGGACAACACCATCGACCTCGTCCAGCTCATGGCCCGCACCACGGGTCGGGAGCTCGGCCTGGACATCGGTGACCACCTGACCACGGGCTCCGGCTCCAGCCAGCCCAAGGGCTTCATCACCGCGGCCTCCAACGGTGGCACCGCGACGGGCACGGGCACGACGTTCGGCACCTACTTCGGTGGGACCGACCTCATCGCGCTCTACTACAAGCCCGCCGCCCCGTACCGCCGCGTCGGCTCCTGGATGGCGAACAGCACCACGCTGACGCAGATCCGGCAGTCGCGCGACACCACGGGCCAGCTCCTGTGGCAGCCGTCCTACCAGATCGGCCAGCCCGAGTCCCTGCTCGGCCGTCCGATCTACGAGAACCCCGGCATGGCGAACGGGTCCGCCGCCAAGGCGGTCGCGTTCGGCGACTTCTCGCAGTACACCGTCATCCGGGTCAACCCGACCCGCGTGGCCCTGTCCCGCGACTACAAGTTCAGCACCGATCAGCTCGCGCTTCGCACGATCGAGCGCGTCGGTGGTGACCTGCCGGACGTCGCCTCGATCTACTTCTTGGTCAACGCGGCCGTCTAGGCAGCCCGACCGAGGTCCAGAGGCCCCTCGCCCCTTCGGGGACGGGGGGCCTCGCCATATCCGCGAGGTGGGACTTGCGCATTCTCTGGGCGTCCAACGCGCCGTGGGTCGGGACCGGCTACGGCGGACAGACACAGCAGGTCGTCACGCGGCTCGCCCGTGACGGTCACGAGGTCGCCATCGCGGCCAACTACGGCCTCAACGGCGCCACGCTCAACTGGAACGGGATGCCGGTGTTCCCGCTCGGCCTCGACGGCTACGGGCAGGACGCCATCCTCGCCTCGTACCCGAAGTGGGCGCGCGGTGAGCCGACGCTGCTCCTGACGCTCTACGACGTCTGGGTCTACAAGGACCAGGGGTTCGACGGGCTGGCGAGCGGGATGCTGCCCGACATGCCGGGGACGCCGATGCCGGTGGCGTCGTGGGTCCCGATCGACCACGACCAGGTCCCGCCCGAGGTGCTCGCCTTCGCGCGCAAGCACCGCATGATCGCCATGAGCCGCCACGGCCAGCGGGCGCTCGCAGCCGAGGGCCTCACCGCCGACTACGTCCCGCACGCGGTCGATACCGGCGTCTTCCGACCGGTCGGCCGGGGCGCGCGACGCGCGGTGAACCTCCCCGACGACGCCTTCGTCGTGATGATCAACGCGGCGAACAAGGGCGACCGCCCGCCGCGGAAGGCGTGGGGCGAGATGCTCGCGGCCTTCGCGGCCTTCGCCGCCCGCCACGACGACGCCTACCTCTACCTCCACAGCGACCTCCACGGGCACGGCGGCGTGCCGCTCCTGCCGCTGCTCGCCCGCCGGGGCATCCCGCAGCAGCGGGTGCGGATCGTCCCGCAGGGTCCCTACCGGCTGGGCGAGATCACGCCCGCGATGCTGAACGAGCTGTACTCGATGAGCGACGTGCTGCTCTCCACGTCGTTCGGGGAGGGGTTCGGCGTCCCGGTCATCGAGGCGCAGGCGGCCGGCGTGCCGGTGATCGTCTCGAACCGCACCGCCCAGACCGAGCTCTGCGGCGCCGGGTGGCTCGTCGAGACGCAGACCTACTACGACCACACGCAGGGCGCCGACTTCGGCATCCCGCTCATCGACAGCATCGTCGCCCGCCTCGAGGACGCCTACGCGGCACGGGGCGACACGGCGCTGTCCGCGCAGGCGGTCGCCTTCGCGGCCGACTATGACGCCGACACGGTCTACCAGCGCGACTGGCGGCCGCTCCTGGCGGACCTCGAGCGGTGGATCGCCCCACAGGCCGAGTCCCGGCAGGCCCGCCGCGCCGCCGCCCGGAAGCGGGGCAAGGCCGCATGAGAGCAGTCGTGACCGGCGGCGCCGGGTTCATCGGCTCGCACCTCGTGGACCGGCTCATCGCCGACGGCGTGGACGTCGCGGTGATCGACGACTTCCGGGGCGGCGACTACATCCACCCCGACGCGCGCACGTACCCGCAGGCGGTCCGCTCCGCGCCGGGCGCGGCGTTCACCGGCGTCGACGTGATCTACCACCTCGCCTCTCCCGTGGGGCCGGTAGGGGTGCTGTCGAAGGCCGGGCACATCGCGCAGGAGGTCATCAACGACGCGCTGGAGATGGCGTCGTGGGCGAAGGCGTACCACGCCCCGCTCGTCTACGTCAGCACGTCCGAGCTGTACGGGCCCCAGCCGGGCGCGTGCGCCGAGCACCTCGACCGCGTCACCCCGCCCGGCCACTCGGCCCGGATGGAGTACGCGGTGGCGAAGCTCGCCGCGGAGACGGCGCTGCTCAACACGCCCGGCCTCGACGTGCGGGTCGTCCGCCCGTTCAACGTCGCGGGCCCCCGGCAGAAGCCCGACGGCGGGTTCGTCCTCCCGCGCTTCATCAACCAGGCGCTCCGGCACGAGCCCCTGACGGTCTACACGCCGGGCTCGCAGCTCCGCGCGTTCACCCACGTCGCCGACATCGTGGACGGGCTCGTCCTCGTCGCGGCGCTCGGCGAGCCGGGCGGGGTCTGGAACCTCGGCAACCCCGACAACCTCATGCCGATCACGACGCTCGCGGACATGGTCCTCGACGAGCTCTGGCCGGACGGCTCCTACGCCATCGTCGACCCGGTCACGCTCTGGGGTCCGGGGTTCCGCGAGGCGCCCGACAAGTGGCCGGACGCGGGCAAGGCGTTCCGCCAGCTCGGCTGGCGAC